GTCCATAATGCCGATCCAGCCCACCGTTCCCCAGTTGCCACCGCTTGCCGCAGGAAACTCAATCGACGCAGAGTTTGATGCGGTGTCGCTAGTCACAGTAAATGAGGCAACCTTGCGGGTGTAGCCGTTGCCAGAAACCTCTGTGCCAGCAGCGCCGGTATCCGTTGGATCAGATGTGAACAGGCCAATGTACCAAGCTGTGGGGCGCGTTACGCTGTCGGTGGTCAACAAATACTTTAGCGTACTTGTCTCAAATGCATTTGTTAAAGACATGGATTTCTCCGTTAGATATATCTAGGTGAACCATACACCATTTTCAGATCAGTAGCTAGTAACGCGCATTCTAAGGCCGGAACCAGCAAATCGCGTGTCATCGGACGCCTTTTGCAGCGACTGCAACGCCGCCGCGTAAAGCGCAGCCCAAGTCTGCGTACGGGCGTCATCCTGCAAATACGGTGCCGACTGAATAAGCGTGCCATACAAATAAACGTCCGGCGCGTCCAGCAGCAGCCAGTTGGATGCGTTGCTATCGCTCAGCGCTGGCGTCTTGGAGTAATATTGCAGCTGCATCGTGTAGTCAGCATCAGGCGTTGGGAACACCTCAATCGTATCGCCAATGTTTGCGTAAAACTTTGGGCGGCCAGACGTATTCGCTGTTTTCTGCCGATACTCCAGCATGTCATCGCGCGAAACCAGCTCAAGGCGATACGTGTTGCCGGACGTGATGCTAAACCTGACAGTTTCCATCCAATCCGCAGGCAGCTGCACGTATCTGCTATCAAGCGTGGCGTCGGCGCGCTCGATCATCTTGTAGTGCCGCAGATCACGATTTATGCCAGCCTCTGCCAGCGAAATAAAATCAGGGATGACAGACGTTAGATCATCGCGGTTTAGCCAGCTGGCTATCGACGTCTTTAGATCCGTGTATGTTGAAATAGCCATGTCAATATTCCATCGTTAGCAATCCAAGGTTTCTGCGCTGCTCTGGGGTAAGCTGTCTCACCTCTGTGGCAGCACTTCGTATGCGGCTGGGCTTAGATGATCCACCACTAGGTCGTATTGGCCCCGTATCTCCGCTTCCGATATTTGTGCCGCTGGCTTGCGATCCAGAAGGCGTCTGTACGCTTGGCTTAACATTCTGTCCTGCCGATCTGATAGAGCCGACGTCTTTTCCGGCCCCAAAACCTTCAAAACCTTGTTCAAAAACGCGTTGACTTGCGTTTGCTCTTTGTTCATCTGTTCCGCTCCATTTCATCAAAACAACGTCAGGGAACCCTTGGCCCTCATCCCAACCTTCAGATCTCCATTGACGCAAAAGATCGTCATACGCGGCTTGGCCGCGTTCTTCAATGTAATATTCTTTACTAAATGGTATACGTTTTAGCTCTTTAAATCCATAGCCGCCGTAAACGTTTGGCAAGAAACCCTCTGGGAAGCGTTTACTTGGCACCGCAAATGCGTTCAGCACAGACGCGCCTTGCTCAATAGCTTTCCCCATAACGGCGGGTGACGCCACACCTTTAGCCCCTATCTCGTTGCTAATCACGCCAACAAGATCAATCTCGTTATCGCCAAGCTCAGGTATCGGCTTCCCGTCGTTCATCCATGTGTAATCTGGGTTTTTCTTTAAACCAAAATACAAATCTGCATCGCCAAGCTGAAACACCTCAAAGTCGCCAGCCTTTTTACCAGCAGTCACATCTTTTGCCGTGTATGGCTCTAAGGATGGCAGCGACGGGTTGCGCAGCAACGCGCGCTCAAAATCTGCGGGGGAAATGCCGCCTCTATTTTTTGGTACGCTTGATGTTTTCCAGTTTCCGCGCAAAGCTTGATCAATCAGTTGAGCCTGCTGCGGTTGCTCAATGCTATAATATTGTGTTGCTTCAAAAATATTACGCGCGCCCTCTGGCGTCATTTTTTCTGTTGGCAATGCGCGGCTAAAAGAATAATTCATATTAGACACGTCAACATTACCTGACTTATCAAGCATTGTCGGCCGAGATGAATATTCTGCTTCAAAATTTGGGAACAATAAACCGCGTGATACTGGGTTTTCAAAACGCCCTACAACACGCCCCCCAAGCCCAGTGTCGTAAGACATATGTGTCGGCAGCCCCTCTGACTCCAAGTTTAACAAGCCGCGACCTTTATCAAGCTCAAGAAGCAACAACGCATCGCCAAGATTGCTTCCGGCAAACTCTGGCTGGATTGTTGCGTCTAGAACTTTTTGAAAATTAGGCACCCCATAATTTGCCATTTTTTTTGCTTGCATTTGCTTAGCAATTGCCGCGCGTTGGTCAAACGTAAGAGAGCGCATGTATTCATCAAAGTTTGGGCTGTCAAACCCAATAAACCCTGCAAGTTTTTGTAAATCAGGATCTTTTGTGGTTGAGCCAAACTCTCGTATTGTTTGATTTATTGCAGCCACTTCATCAGGCTGAATCCTACCTGTTTTTATATACGCCTCAAGAGTTCCAAGGTATGCATCGTTTACAGACGCATTTGACTGATGCGCTTTTGGCGACATTGCAGTAACAGCAACAAAATCGCTATCTTTGCCAAGTTTTGTCGATCCTTTACTTGCGCTATCAACAAGCCAAGCAATCTCCGCATCTGAATATTGCTTTTGCAACGGGAACAACGGGCCGCCTTGCAACGGCGTTCTGCGCGTTGTTCCTGCCGCGTCAATGCCTTCATAAAACGTGCCAGCGCGCGTTAGATCCGCAGGCGTTGGCGAGATTTTAGCGCCAATAAGATCGCGCGGGTCAATCACTTCCACATCTGCATATGGCGTAACCTCACCGGCTGGCGTAGTAGCGGCAGCGCCAGCAGAGCGCGCCTCACCGGCTGGCTGAAAGATTTCGCTGAGCATGTCGGGATCGAGCTGGGTCGCTGAGCGCGCCAAGCCGGACGCGTCTGCTGCAAGCTTGCCAGCGTCCTCTGCGATTTGCTGCTGCGCTGGCGAGCCGCCAAGCAGCCCCTCCATAACGCCTTGGATGGGCGTCAGGTATCCGCGTGCAGCCAAGGCGGCAGGCGTCAGTGCAAGAGCCATCTCGACGCCCATATCAACCGCAGCGCGCCTGCGCGCCTCCGCAGTCTGGTCGGGGTCAAAGACAACGCCTCCGGCAGTCATCGCGTTCATCTGGCCTTGCACGGGATTCATCTCGGCGACCGTCTCTACCGCTGGGCGTAGGTTTGGGGGAACGTAACGCTCTAAGCCGGAGAACAGCTCGTCAAGCGCGGTGCGGCGCTGCTGGCCGTTTCTAAAAAAGTTAAAAAGCTGCTCCATATCAACAATCCCACGCGCGGCGCGACCAGTAATTCGCGCTCAGCTTGCTCGACTTGCCCTTAATACCGCCGGAGCGTGCGCAGTAGGACGATTTGCGCTTGGGCTGATCCTTCTTGATGGACATGTTGGGATCGCCAAAGTTAACCTTCTTCACCGTGTCGCCCTCAACGGCAAGCACCTCAAACTTCTTCGGGCCACCGCGTCGCGGCTTATTCACCGCCGTAAACCCGTGGCGCTTCTTCGCGGATGCGATTTTCTCTGCCTTCGTGCGGGGCATTACGCGGTTTTCTTCTTCGCGGTTTTCGCTGACTTCTTAAACGCCTTCGCGGTAGGCGCGCCCTTGCTGCCTACCTTGCGCATCTTCTCGCCAGATCCGGCAGCAATGCGCTTACGCTTTGCGTGGATGTTGGCATATAAACCCTTAGCCATCTAAGCTCCTTCGCCCCACTGGACGCATTGATAATCTATTGCGCGATATGCAGGAAACGTCTGCTGCGCGTATTTCAGCCCGCTCGGTATGGACTGTATGCACTGGCTCTCGCTCTGCATCACGGGGCTGCCAAATGCAAAGCAACCACCCTCAACATTGCAAAGCAGAAGCAGCGCCGTCCACATTACTTCTTGGCTTTTTTCTTAGCCGTAGGGGGCAATTCATTTGCGTGATAAACGTACTTGCTGCCCGCCGTATGACGTGCGCCAGACATTAAACGACCCCTCGCATCCTTATGCGTAGCGCCCTTATGCTCGGTGCCGTCACGAAAATAATGTTTCTGACCCTTCGCCATTACTTTTTCTTGCCGCCCTTCTTGCCGCCTTTTTTCATACCGCCAGATTTTGAGCCGTAAGTCATATCGTAACCTCCGTTATATCTTCCCGCATAATAACACTAAAACGCCAAAAAGAAACCCCGCGCGCGCAATGGGAGGAACGCGGCGGGGCCAAGTTGCGCGAGACAGGGAGGAAACTCGCTTGAGGCATAGATAGCGCGAGCAATAACGCTTGTCCATGTGTGGGTAGGGTAAACTTTTTTACGCGGTCACGCAATCCCCTGCAAATTGCGCCTAAGCGCACCACGCCAACGTGACATCGGCCCGCTCAGGGCCGTTGCCGCGTCTGACGCCATCGTCAGGCACACGGCGTCAGCAAGATCCGGCGAGCGCAGGCCGCGCTTGCGCATGCTATCCTTGCTCTCGGCAGCCATCTTCCCAGAGGACGTAAACGCGTAGCGGATGCCAGTGAGATCAGCCAGCAGCTCATCGTCGCTGGGCAGCTTGCAGGAGCGATCCTCCAGCCACGCCTTACACTTAAACCACAGCTCCGTGCGCAAGTTGTTATACGTCTCCTTCATCGACGGTGCCTCGGCCACGTTCACGCCGCGCACGGGGGCGCCAAGCTCGTGCATCCGATCCACGACGCCCGACCCTATGCCAATACTATCCACAAGGATCTCGCTGGGCTGCTGCGACGGGGGCAGCGCATCATATTCAGCCATCACGCGGCCAACGGTCTGCATCAGATCAAGCCCGCGCCACGACTTGATCTCCGTAATCACGCTGCCCTCGCGCTTGCAGAACGCGGTGCGGTCGGTGCCAAAGCGCGCAGGGTCAATCGCCCACACGGCGCGCGTATTAGGCGCAACCTCGATGTCGCGCCGCATCGCGGCCTCGGCCAAGTGGTACGGCACAATCGTGTCATCATCAGCCAGCGGAAACTCGCCAAGCACGCGGATGCGAAACGCGTTGCTCTCCTCCCCGTAGCGCATGCGCATCTCGTCAACGAACTCGTCGCTGACAAGCGGGCTGTCAACGCATGACCAGCGGCGCGTCCACCAGCTATTCGCCATGCGCGTCTGGCTCTCGTAAAACGTGCCAGAGCTACGCGTGGGGTTGCTCAGCAGCACCGTGGTGGCGCTGTGGCCCGACATGCTGCCGGCGGCGGCCTCCGCGATGTCGCGGGTGTCGAAGGTCTTGGGGTCGACCTTCTTGAGGCGCACGGCCTCCTTCAGGGTGGCGAGGCGCTGACGCTTGTCGGCATCGGTCTTGACGCCCTCGAAGATGCCGGTGAGCATGGTGTGTTCCTTGGTCCTGGAGGTGAGCGGAGAGCCTGAAGGCTCAGCGGCTGTGGGGGGTGTTGAGCAGCTCGACGCGGACCATGCCGGCGGCGGTGCCGTTGGCGGGCCCACGGGATAATGCCGGTCGATGCCTCCATCCCGCTCAGCGTCAAGCCGCCGC